CCCCCCCCATTGCTATAATAGGTACAGACATTAACATACCTGCCTTTAATAGGTCTTCTCCGCTGTAATTCTTATTTCTTAGTATTATCATAGTCTTGTTTTAACTTGAATAAGCCACTGTTTAAATATGTCTAGGATAGGTACTAATTTTTCATCTCCCTCCTTAATAGTTTCTTTTATTCTTGAGATTTCGTACTCTTTCTGATCTACTAATATTTGCTTCAGTGTTCGATAGTTGCTCTTAGTGGACGTCTCAAATCCCCAAGTCCTATCTCCAGGGAAGTAGTAAATATAGTTGTCAAATCCTAGGTCTAATACTTGAGTACAGTCCTCATCTAAGTCAACATCAAGCCCATTAATTAGCATTAGTCTACTACTTTCATTATCTTGTATTTCATTTAGTAAGTTTTCTGCTTCTGGATTATCAAGAGCCCATTTACAATAAGTTCTTGCAAATCCCCTTACTAGGTTTATATACTTTTTAATCTCCTGTATTACACCTGGATTTAATACATCTCCTGCACTTTTTAACACTTGCTCCCCCTCTATAAGTCCAAAGCTGTGATTAAAGTAGGATACTGGATTTTGTTTTAACTTACTTCTCCTCTCTTCGCCTAATCTGATATCAACACTATTATCGACTTGAATTGGTTTGTCTTTTGTGAATAGTGACTTAGCAACTTCCCAGACAGATGAATAATTCTTATTTCTTAGTATTATCATAGTTTTGTTGGATTTTGTTCACTACCTAATGCGATCTTACCATTTTCTTCAAGTCCTACTAGTTTTGTTGTCCACTTTGTATGGTATCCGTCATCCGCCACATAATCTGAATCATCTATGGCGATAAAGAATTCATTGGACTTGATTAGGTAATACTTGAAAGGCCACATCTTAGAGTCTACTGTTGTTTTCGAGTCTCTTGTATATTCCACTACATCACCTATTTTAAACTTAGGTACTTGTCGATGTGTTATGATTATCTCTTGGAACATGTCAGAGTAGATGTAAGCTGTATTATAGTTCAAGTTCTCACTCATCTGGTAGTAATCTTTGTGTACTATACTCAGTTTTCCACCTTTCTGTAAGACTCTGGGATTTACTGGCATTACATCCTTATATTTTTCTTCCCAGATATTTTCAACCTTACTATAGAGCGTCGGTTGATATTTCTTACTGAATGGTGTTTCTTGTGTGAAGTCTGAGTCTGCGTGTATAATGAGTTTAGGTTCTCGATTTCCATATGAGTCAGAAAGTCCCATAGTTTCTTTTATCATGAGTCCTTCTAGACCAAACACGAAGATACTATTTCTCTTATACCCTAGACATATTCGCCTCAGGAAATCTTGATCTGTCTCATGATTTTGATAGAGCTTTAAGTTTTTTGCTTGTAGGTCAGTATCACATCTCAGATCAACTTTTCCAGAATACACACCCCTTATAGAATCTTCAATACTATCCCAGACAGAGGTATGTTTTTCGTCGAAGAATTTTTGGTCTCCTACGCATACAAATTCGATATCTAGGTAGTTCTTCTCGTGCCATCTATTAGTAATGAACACGGGAATATTATATATCAGACCTCCTTCTTGTTCTAGTGTGATGGTTCCTGTATGTTGTTCTGTTATTAGTTTTAGTGATTCAGACTTTCCCGCAACCTCAAGTCTCATTTCACCTCTCGCTAGTTCTCCACCAAGTTCTTCATATAAGTGGAGTGATTGAAAACGGTAACCTGAATCAAACCAGGGCTGAAAATCAACACTAGTCTTATATGAGTTCTTGTATTTCATACCTTACATTCCATTAAGCAGGTTATCAATTACAGACTTAGGGTATACATTCAAGACGGTACCTTTTGTGTAAGATTCTAGACCCACTGCACAAGTTAAGATAAGAAGACCTGTATACTTTGTATCTCCATATATATCTTTAGCAATTAGGTCTGGTCTAAATTCGTATGTCTTAATAATGTATGACTCTTTTTCTGCTTCAAATTCTTTAAGTTTATCGAGGAGTACAGAGTTAAATACATCATACCCCTCGATATAATTTTTCAGATCCTGCTTAGTACTTTCAATTCTACTTGATTTCTTATACATTTGGTAGTCTATTTTGATTTGATGCCTTTACCTTTTCTAGTGATCGTTTCATTTCATTAAGTATACCACCATCTCTACCTTCTGCAGACTGACTAAGATATCCTGCGCTAGCTCTACCACTAATAAATCTTTCTAGTGATACCGCCGAATATTTAGAGGCCGGACGTAGCATGATGTTAACTTCAGCAAATAATGGAGAGATCTTACCACTACCGAAAGGATCTTTAACCATTTCCTTGCTTTCGTTGATACTGATATTACTAATTACTAAGTTTTCGATCGCATAGTAAGGTCCGATTCTAAGTTTCAATGTACCTTTCTGAATTAGGTCCACATCTTTAATATCGGCCTCAAAACCGGCGGGAGGAGTTTGCCAAGCCATAACAGTACTAACAAAATCCTCTGCTTCTTGTCCTAGTGCTTTAAACTTGACTGGTACATAATCACCCACTGCATAAGGTAAGAGTCCCACAAGTTGATCGGTAACGGTTAGGTATTGTTTATCTTTATTAACTCCATGCCTATCAATAAGTGTATTATACCTATTAATAGTTGGAAAGATAGTAAATTTCATACCAAAGTTACTACCAAAGTCTGTACCGGTTCCTGTGTAGTATGTGAATCTAGTACCCTTTACATCGAGTGCCCTAGATAGATATTTTGCTTGTGCTGCATATCCACCTGCCGCAGCTTCGGAGAATATCTTAGTTATTCTATCTACTGTCGCTGCTACATTATCACCTGCTGCCTGACCTGCATTTTCAAACTGCTCTGACTTACCTGCTATATCACGTAATGCCTCTGCGAAGATTTTAGCATAGGGCGCCTTAGGTCTCATCGAATTCCAGAACGATCCAATTTCATCTCCACCAAAACCAGTCCACTCATTTGTAACAGTTACTTGAAAATCCTGGTTAATGATAGATCTACATAGCGGAAGTTTACAGTACGGATATTTCACCGCACTGTTCTTCTCATCTAGTATAATAGTCTTAGAATCTTCCTCTTGTAGGTCTGCTGGAAATTCAACCCAATTCTTAACACCTTCATCATCCTTAGGTTTATTAGGATCTTCCCAGGTATTAGGGTATAGACCAACAGATAACATAGGGTTTCTAAGTTGGAGATCATAATAGAATCCACTAAGCTCTCCAGTCTTGTTATTATTATGTTTCATTACTTAGTCCATCCTTGAGTTTTTACTGTTTCTTTCTTAGGTGCTGTATTACCAACAATCTTAGAAAGTAGTTGATTAGTTAGGTCCTGCTTTCCTACTAGTTCTGACATATAAGCTGAGGATACCTGATTAGCCGCTGCAGATATCTTTTCATACTTACTAGCCGCTCTATTAGATACCGCATCTTTATTAATGTTTGCCCTACTAGTTCTGCCAGCAAGTGTTGATATTCTCTCCTGATCAAGTACACGGAATAGGTCTTTATTAGAATCCACCATTTTCTTTGGGGCAATCCATTCACCCTCATGTACATAACCAACTGCTTTTCCTGTATCACCAACCCTAGTAAATCCACCAGTTGCCATTTGTCCTGGCTGCTTTGTAGTATCAGGCTTAGTAGTACTACCCTTCTTAGGTGGATTCTTCTTAGTCGCCCTCCAAAAGTCTAAGAGTTCTGATCTAGTCTTGCCATCTTTTCCAGACTTTCCAAATTGTGGTTTAGGTTTAAGTACAGGTTGCATATTCGGGTCAAGTCCTACTATATAGTCTCCTGATGCTAGTTTTTTCTTGACTGATGGTATCTCACTAAACCTTTTCTTACGGGCTTCTATTTCAGCGTTACTAGTACCACCGATTGCATCCCTCACTTGTACCTTACCGCTGGTTACATCTGGATTTGTCTGTATTGCACCACCATGACCAAAGATACTGAAGAAATTACTTAATGCAGAGCTAGCCGTATTCCAGGCAGACTTAAGTGCACTACCAATACCTGATACAACTCTAGCAATTCTCTCAGGGAATGATTTTATGCCATCTACAAAACTATTAAATAGACTAGTTGCCTCTGATACCTGCTTGTCAAAAATACCTTTATTATTGGAGAACTGAGTCTTTGCATCTTCGAGAGTACTAGAATAACTCTTTACGAATTTGTTCTTTTCGCTCTCAAAGTTTTTCTGCATCTTATCAAGTTCCTGCATCTTCTTATAAGCTTCATCATGGAGTTTCGTAGCGAGTGGTATATTATTATCATCCAGTGCCTTTTCGATAAGATCTTTATACTGCTTTGTGACAAGTTCTTTCTCTTTCTCAATTGCTGCAATACTACCATCGAATTCTGCAACTTTCTTATTTCTATCTTGCAGCCTCTTCTTCAGTGTATTGTTGTTAGCATTCTTCTTATCTACATATATATCACTCTTACCTATGGCATCCCTTCTCGCCTTTTCTATCTCTATCTGTTGTCTAATCTTATCAGCTTTCTCCGGATTATCTTCAGACTCTAATTGTTTCTGTAATGCATCTATTCTATTTTGTATTGCACTTACTTGACCTTGGTGATAGATTCTTCGCCCTGATGAATTTAAGTGCGTTCTAAGCTGATCATATGAGGCTTTATAACCTTCTTTCTTATAGAGCCCATAAATGTACTCCATTGCTTCATCATACCTACCCTCTTGCATTAAGGCGAGGTACTTCTTCCTAACTTTATACCAATCGCTCGGAGACATATTTAGTTCTCCAAAAACACTAGTATTAAGTCCAGCAATTCCACCTTCAGACCCTTCACCTTCAAATCCTAGGAATGCATTCTTTATATCATCTGAGCTAATATTTGCTAGCTGTTTCTTTCTATGCCATAAGAACGTTCTACCATCATTCCAAGCAGCAACCCTCTTCTTACTAGCGAGTCTACCTTTATCATCAAGACCTACCCAGTACTTTTCGAATGCATTATAGTCTTTGACACCTCTTTCTTTAAGGTAGATCTGATTCTGTTTCCAAAGTTTACCTGCTTCACCCTTAAGACTTAGTAGCTGTTTTTCTTTTGCTAGTTCTGCGTCTGACTTAGCATCAAATGGTTGACCAGGAATTGTAGGTATTGGTCCGCTTGTTGATGCACTATCCCACGCAGCACCAATAGAACCTGCAATACCTCCTACATCAAATCCACCTCCTGCTGTACTACCTGCTGCATTTGGGTCGAAAGATACTGAGCTTGCATCACCAAGATAACTAGCAGCGCCTTTTAAGTATGTGTATGGGTCAGCCTCATAATAGATCTGTCCTCCATTATTATTGAGTTGTTGGTTAAGAGATGTTCTACCAAGACTCATAATAAATGTTCCAAAATCTCTAGCTGCTAATGAACCTCTAAATTTACTAAGGAACATATTAAGCTTGGCATTCATATAGTCTTGTACAGATCCGTAGGTAATATTCTTACCACCTCTCTGCATTCCACCAAAGTTATTCTGGTTTCTTGCAGCATTACTTGTACCACCTGCAGACTCATAGCCATCTTGTGCAGTAAAGAAGCTACTGAGTCTCCCCGCATCTTCTTCACTCATACCTCTCTGTTTCAAGACACTATACCACTTAGCCCTATGCTCTCTCCAGAAACTAGCTCTATCAGCCTTTAGATTTCCGGCGGATACAGTAACAGGGGAGCTAAATCCGTATGATGGAGTACTTGTCATTCCTCCTCCAGCGTATCCTCCACCTCCAGAGAAAGAACTACCTCCGCCAGCTCCACCAGCATAGCCACCGCCGCCTCCATAGACTCCGCCAATGTGATCGTTATAACCACCACTACCAAAGCCTCCGAAAGTGTTAGGTGTATCGTTGTAGTTACTGCCGAGATAAGGAGTTGCACCAGATCCATAATTTCCAGAGTCTGTATCTCCTAGTGGCTCTCCGTTTGCACCTACTCTATTAATATGTCTGAAGATAACACCCTGCTTTCTTCTATGATAGCCAGTGTTAATACCTCCCCACATATTTTTCTGTAGGTAGTCTGACATCCAAAGTCTACCAGAGAACATACTAACGTGACCATACGCATGACCTGGCATTTCTTGTTGTGCTAAGATATCTCCTGGTTGTGGGCTCCATCTTTGCCAATCAACGGGTGCAAATCCTACCTTACCTAGCGTTCTTGAAAAGTCCCTTGCATTACCTAGTACACCTCTAAGACTATTAGCTGGTAAGTGTAAGCCGGCCTCTACTGCAAGTCTTACATACATTGCACAACTAGCAGCGGATCTAGGTCTAACGTTTCTTTCAAGTGTTCTACATGCATCAACTACGAAGAATGGTCTAGCTTTTGCATATCTAACGTCTGCTCTATTAGGCATCACTCCCCATCTAGCACCCGCACTATCATGTTGATTTGTGGATAAGCTACCGACAAACCCACCAATCATGTTGAAGCCTCTGTTAGCGTAACCAATGCCAGTATTTATCCCATCTACAATGCTATTACCTAGTCTCTTGGAGTTGTTTTCTATTGCACCCATAGACGAATTGGCCCAGAATGCTTTTTCTTCTGCTAAGTTTGAATTATGTAGGTTCTCAAATTCCTGGAAATCCTTACTATACTCGCTGATATTGACATCGAACATAGTCTTAGGATCTTTACCTGCCCTAGACCACTTTGCACTAGCTGCCTGTACGCCACCTGCTCTACGAAGGAGTGAATTTTGTATCTGGCCTAATGCTGCAATGCTCTGTTCTTTAAACGACTTAACCCTATAGATTCTACTAGCTAGATATCTAATTGCCTCGGGTGATAGGTTATAAAATTCATAGAAACCTTCTCCTGGATGTGGATCGTCATAAGGAACTAATTTATACTTATAGCCGTTTGCAGTGGCCCTATTATATGCGTTTGCAATCTCACCTCTAATATAACCCAGTGGCCCAGTATTACCTAATACTGCACCTGCTACTCCACCGCCAAGTACATATCCTGGTAGTGAGTGCCTGAATTTAGTATTACCAGAGTTGGCTACAGATTTCGCTAAGAATCCAGGGGTACCACTAGCACCCATTGCATTAGCTATGTTATCGGTAATAGCCATCTGTGTTGCTGCGCTACCGAAACTCTTAGCATTTTCACCGGCATAATCTTCTTCTGTCTTAGGTACTCGAATCGCCTTCATCCTAACAGTAGAAATCATACCAGACCTGATGAGTTTTCCAGCATCACTACCGAACATCTGCTGAATGAAGTCCCTATCTACAGTAACACCGCCATTCTTTGTTGCATAGTCTTCCATTCTAGAAAAACCTGCCGCTACTCTGGCTGTGTCGATTTTACCTGTCGACGCTGCATCTCTATAGGCACCCATGATATCTCTACCCTGTGATATTTGGCCGGATACAGAACTGGTAAGGTTTCCACTGCTATCTAGGGCCCCTTTCATCAAGCTGTATTTTTTCTGTCCATTTCTATTTGCGACAACAGCAGCAAGATCACCAGCATCTGTATTTTTAGCTAGGGTAGTATATTCATTGTACATATCCCTCTGCATCGCTGCATTGGAACTCTTTATACCTTGTGTGCTAATATTTGTCTTTAGTGCGTTCTGTATTCCCTTTTTCGGGTCGACCATTGCAGTGAGAATATTACCAAGATACCCGGCCATACTAGACAGGGTTAGGCCAATATTACTTAAGTCGATATCTGGGAACTTAATTGCCTTCATAGCTGCACCTCGTTCCTCAAATCCATGGTCTAGTTTCATCTTAAGGTAGTCAATAAGATCTTTACCTACTCTCATAAGTGCCGTTCCTACTGTATCACCTTTTCTTACATCACCACCAAAGAAACTAATAAAGTCAGCCCTAAATCCTTTACCCATTCGTGCCAGTGAGTTACCATCAACACCAACACCAAAATAATCTAGACCGCCCTTTATTTTTTCACCGACCCAAGTAATAGCCTTTAGTACCTTGGTCCAGTGTTTTGCTAAGAAGGTAACACCGAATAACATGAGAAGTGTTTTAAACTGTCCACCTACTGAGTTACCTATTTCTTTTGGATTAAATGTCGTCATCATTTCTTTTCCGACACTCTCCATTTTCCTTAGCATCTTATTTGCACTCTTAGTAAGACTCCACTCACGTCTATCAAAATCTCTACTCCTACGTAAGCTTTGTTCTTTCTGGGCAGCGAATGCATTACTTACCCATGTTTTAAATTTACTTTGTCCGGGATCTGCTTGTCTTGGTGCAGAACCCATAGAACCACCTGCAACATTATTAGTAGTAGTTGTGTTATAGTTATTGTTAATTACTATATTATTTGGAGTTACCTTTACACTTCTACCTTGGGTCCTCTGTACTTTTGGTTGCCCTAGTCCATATTTTCCCAGTAATTGTTGCGTTTGTGGATTTACTTGCATGTCTTGAGATCCTGCCATACTAGCTATTTCACCCGCTTGCAGCATCATAGAGTTAGATTGTTCATCTTGATCCATTGCAGCTCGTTCAAGGGCAAGGTTCTGTTTTCTTTGATCCTGTATTGCCTGAATCTGATTACCCACTGCCTGATAATCTGCAAGGTCTCCTCCCCGTCTTCCTGCAAGTTCTCTAGTTCTTTTCTCTAAATCTTTATCACTTGCTGCCATTATTTCTATTATCTAGACAGGTTAAGGATTTCAGTAGTTCCTAGTTGTTCACCTTCACCCTCATCATCCTCACCCTGTTTATTTTCTGCTTGTACTTTATTGACTCCTTGTACTATTGACTGTCCCTTATCACCAAAATCAATAAGTGGAAAGTCAGGGTCAGTTCCTTTTGATGTTTCTATAAATTTATCATACGTATCTCTAAGTTTAAACAATGCACCAAGTCCATAGTGCTCAATATTATCAACCTTAAGAAACTTATTTAAATAGAATTTTAGTTCCATCAATCGGGCAATTGACATAGATGTCTCGAAAGAAATCGACAATAAGCGAATCAACACTTACTGCCACACTCCTCCTTTCCTCAGGCTTCTTACCTTTATTACAGTCTGGACAAAATACTTGGACTGGCTCTAATCTATCATAGTAAAGCTCTCTCAGTGCCATCAACATTGTAATATCTGAGTGTTTTGCGCCAAGTACATCCTGCTCAACCTGATTACCTTGCAAGTCGAAGTCTTTTATGAGGGCTATTGTTTTAATCATCTTAAGGTCTGTTATCTTCCTGAACTTAAGATAGAGTTTAAATACCTTCATAAAATCATTCCAAGTTGGTACAATGGTTTCGTATTCATGGCCACCTAATTCAATCTTAGCACCATTCATTACTTTTTCATCGATCTGCTTGAAATGGATGTCCTTATTAAAATCAATACTCTTACTAATTGTCTTTCCACAGTCAGGGCACTTAATATCTACATGGTAACTAAGATTCTCACTAACTGTACAAAGCTTCTTATAGAATATCAAAAAGTCAATGTCCATGATGTAACAATCCCTAATATTTGGATCGTCCTTAATTAGCTCATGAACATCAAAATAATACTTACCCAGTGGATCATCACTCGGTACTTCCCCAATATAATTACAGATTTCTAAGAAATTGTAAGGTTTAATTCTAACACAAGGGAAGCTATAACCATAACCTCCACTAGGTAAGAGGGATACATTTATTTCCATATTTTTTCGGATTTAATTATGAAAAGAAAAACAACTATGAACTAATTTCATAGCTGTTATGTTAAAAGTAAAGAGGTGATTATTTAACCAATCAGGGGCCTACTTTTTACGGACCTAACTTGTCTATATTATAATTACATGTTCACCCTCGCCAGTTATAATTTACGTTGAAATTATATTAATATTATTATATTATTGGAGGATGTTTTACAATCCAACCGTAATAAGTCAATAATCACACTCTTTCATGTATAAGGAATCTAAGGGCTTACTCATCCAAGTCTTCCACCTTAGTTTTCCTATTATCGTCACCAAGTTCACCCTTATCTTTATAATAGCTCAAGTCTAGGAGTGATTCTAGCTTAACGCCATACTTAGTAAGATTTTGTTCTATTACGTTCTTATCTGGTACTAGTTTCTTATTATCAACTGTCCAACTAACAACGAGTATACCAATCTCTTTTCCGCTTTCACTACGTAGAAAATATAGACCTGATAAATAACTATCCTCAACCATCATAGAGTGAGCATATCTTTTATCAATTTTCTCCATTTCATCTACGTTTGCAATTACTATCTTATGTCTACTGAGATAAGTAACCATAGGATGAAGACTAGTCCTTACACCTTGATAGTTCTGTGCAATTTCAGGGATACCGCGATCATAGCAAACCTTTTCATAACACTCACTGAAAAACCTAAAGTGTAATCCTGTTGTTGTCTTTAAGTTGTCGTGAAAGATACTAACTACTACTCTGTCAGCGTTTAATGAGAGTCTAAGTTTTTCAATTTCATCATTAACATTAGTCTCTACATCATCTGTTAAGTCATATACATAGTTATCTTTCTCTTTTAGGGTATTACGATCCTCTGTAATAGTTTTTGATAAGATCTCTCTAGTATTCTCATCATTAAGTGTTACAAAGAAACTAACTACTACCATAAGTAAGATAATGAAGACTATTAACTTTAGAATAGCCAACCAACTAACCCTACTGACAGAACCTAAGAATTTATCCCAAACATCCGCTAACTTACTAAGAACTGTTACCTTATCTTCTGTTAACATCTTAAACCTCTTTCTGCTTTCCTGCTAATCTTTCTCTTTTCTCTTCTAGGCCACGGTTAAGGTCTTCATTTCCTTTTTTAATTTTACCCCTAACTAGACCGTAGTATAGACCTGCACCAACTGAACCACCAACAGCAGCACCTATAACCGCTCCATTTGCTGCAACCTTAGGAATCAACTTACCTGCCCTCTTTTTGAATCTTTCTGTTGCTTCTCCCAAGTGTTTCTTAGTCTTATCTATATTTTTAAGAGCTTCTCTGTACTTTTCCTGGTGCCCCTTAAGGTAAAGTAGGTCTGCTTTTCCCCTAATCTTTCCCAATCTATCTATATCATCACTACTTGCGAAATCATATATACTATTAGCTCTCGATTTAAAAGTATCTATGTCTCTTTTAGCAAGAAGGCCACCACCCAACAAAGCACCACTCGATATAATAGCTTTTCCAACGGCTTTTCTATTTCTCTGTTGTCTCTTAGTCTCTTCGTAAGGATTACTGGAGAAAAATTTTCTAACTATTATCATATACTACTTAGTTTTCTTTCTGCTTTCCTGCTAGTCGTTCTCTTCTCATAGCAAGACGTCTATTCTTCTCTTCGTTTTGCTTAATCAGGTTCTTCCTACTAAGTCCGTATAAGCCAGCTCCGATAACACCACCTATTGCAGCACCCTTGACGGCACTCTTACCTGATGCTTTTACAAGCTTTTTAAGTCCATTGGTTGACATTTTTGTTGCGCTAACGTTGTGATTAAACCTATTTTTTACAGTTTCGTTCAAGAATTTTTGTGCCTTTTCTGCATCTTCCGGTTTTACTCCTCTTGCATTTATCTTGTCAACAACCTTGTTAATCTTATCCAAAGTGATTGCATCTTTAGTTACAGCATCCGTCACCTTCTTGGATAACTTATCACCACCTGCTCTAAGAGTACTTCTCGCTGCTAAGGCTGCACCAAGTCCACCTGTACTAAGTACAAGCTTTGCTGCATCAGATTCACGCTTCTTGGCCTGTGCTTCTGTTTCTGCGTACTTACTATCTGAATAATATCTTCTAATTAATATCATATTCTTACTTACAAAGATTAAACAAGTACTTATAGTTTTCTAGTTTCTGTAACATAGATTCTACTTCACTAGAAATACCTTTAAATACTACGTCTTCTGGTATACTGTGATAGAACTCGACTGCCGTTTTATTGATTATATCTTCTAATAGTTCCATTGGCTCAGACTTATCACAAAACTCTGGATTAATGTCAAGAGGGCCCATACTACCTAAGACACCCATAAAAGTCTCAGCAATCTTATCTTGATAGCTAATGAGATCTTCGTACAGGTCATCAAGGTATTCATGTATGTCCTTGTGTTCTGCTGCCCAATGTAGATTCTTGCACCTAATTTTCCAAGCCTCTACTCTATTTAGGTAAGATATAAAAACATCTCTGTCGTTATCACTAAACTGTTTTACTCTATACTCAATCATCCTGCTTTTTATTAGTTTAGAGTAGGAAAAGAGAGATAAATCTAACTACCTCTCCTTTCCATTGTTTGATTATTAGAGATTCTTAAACTCTAATGAATAATGCTCGAACTTAGCAGAAAGTGTAACATCTGAACGATCACTTTCTGCCTCTGCCTGTCCATTATTATCGATACCTGCGTCCTGAATAATTACGTTATAGAATGTAAGCTCACGAACATCAAGTCTCTGTGCGTTTGTGATGAAGAGTTTGCAATCCATTACTACATCATCCTTACGGAATGAATACTTAGTCTCACGATCAGAGATTTTCTGCCTCCAGTCATCAAGGAAGTATGTAATAGCTTGATCCTCTCTATCAACAAATGACAGTGTTAAGTTACCTGAAGTCGTTTGGTTGGTCTGCTGATAGATTGCATAACCACCACGCATACGCTTCTCAATACCAGTAACACTAGTATCAACACCTACCTGAACATTATTGAGGCGTGCATTAATAATATCATCGCCTGGATAATAAACAATCTTAGGAGCAGAGAGTACTTTAAACTCCCACATGTCACCACGCAAGAACTCCTTATTGTTGTCACGATAGGTTGAGGTATAGTCAATGAACTTTGCTCTTAGTTGACTACCCCTTACAAGATCTGTAACTGTTGCCATGTTATTAAATTTTATATTGGTTTGTTATAGTTTATTGTTATATCTAGGTCTACTATATTTTTAACTAAGTCACTTATCTTAGTTTCTATTTTCAGACTTAGACTACCTTTCTTTTGATCTATCTTAAAATCTTTGATCAGTAGCGAGCGTATAATAGAAAATCTAGTCTGTATTCTATCTAGTATTCCCTCAATTACTCTCTTAGTAGCACCTGTATTTGGAAGAGATAAGTAGGACCATTTTTTCTTTTCTAGTTCTCTCTGTATCTTACCTAGACAAAATCTCATTAGTCCAGATGTTTTATAGTCAGATCCGTCAAAATATGTTGGATAATAGTAGTACTGTCCATTATCAATCATATAGTTAGCCTTCTTTTCGACTAGACTTGACTTGAGATCATCTTTACTATAGGTTATACTTCTTTCAATCGGGCTGGTATAGATAATATCATTCCCTGTAAAAGAATATGTACCACTCAATAGTCCTCTCAAGAATGTATAGTATGCAGGTCTATACTTACCAGAACTATTCATCATACTCTCATAGAAATATAATAAGTAGTTTAGTTCATCACCAGTATAGTTATTCCTGTAGTTATCCTTATTACATTCTACCAATACTTGACTACCTGATTCCTTTACCTTATCTAATAACCACTTCCACATACTTTCATAATCACCACCTACCACGTAATTGTCTGGATTTGGCAGTAATAAGAAATCTGTGTACGTAGTATCTTGATATTTAAGTAATGATTCTAGTCCTCTCTTATATGACTTACCTGTTTCCTTTGTAGACCCTCTAAGACACCAAGTACCATCTACAAGTCCTGGATCCCTCCAACCTTGCTGTATGTAGTAGCTATCTTTATCTTCAGTACTGTAAGGTTTGTACTCAGTTTCTAGAGTTACCTTACTGTTATTTCTAGTATTCTTCCAGACCCCTTGATATGTTTCTACTAATCTACAGTACACTATCTTAGATTCCCTGTTTATAATACTATCAATTCTCTTATCTAGTTCAGTTGTCCATGAATATCCAAAGAAGGTTTCTACTATGTTGTATCTTTCTATGGTTACTTTATAGTAGTACTCCACCTCTGTATGTTCAACCTTGACAGTTATATCTCCATTGATACCTCCATTACCAATTGTCCTAGACCAGAATTCAATCCTAGATTCATTCTTACTTAGCTTATCTAGTATCTTTCTGTTGATATCTACTGCTGGTTCAATAATAAGACCTTCCATATTATACAGGCCAGTCACATGCACACTAACGGGACAATATAGGATATTCCCGACTAGTTCATAACCAGAATCACTAAGTTGATCTATTAAGTCCTCAATGCTAGAAAACCCCTTAGCAGAATGATAGTAATTTCCATCAGGCTCCTCAGGTATATTCCCACTGCCATTATTATAGTAGAACAGCACCTTATCATAGAACTGTGGAAGTATTATATAGGAACTTCCACCAACCAGTCTCAGATTTTCATAGTTAATCCTAAATGCAAGTGTATGTGTTCCTTTTATAATAGAATCTTCATCTATATTCCCTGCATTATACTCATCCTCTAGTTCTGACAATATTTCTACATCATCCTCAGTACTTTCTCCAAATACCGGATGACAGTAGGCAGTATTTGACTCTAGATGACATATTCTAAGCGTATCTCTATTACTATGTGACAGTGTATTCGGAAGTTCTAAGTTTTGTGGGAGATCTTCTACGTTCACCCAACCACCTAAGCTATCTAACCAAATCAACTTATCAAATGTATAGCCCCTAGGAATATCTTTATACTTGCCCTTACCTTCAATACTTACGTTTTTATAGATCTTACCAGGTACACCCTTGTCTGGTAGATTATTTATAAAAAATTCATCTTTATCATCAAGGAATGTACTGTAGTCTATGTAATTTCTACCACTAGTCTGTTCTTCGTCTATGATAGGTCTGAATAAGTATAATGTGTTTCCAGATGCTACTAATTCTCTGAGGTAGTCATAGTCTTTAAAATCTGTACCGAACCATAATGTTAATTCACTAACGGTTCTTACATGTACAGGTTTTTCAAATGACATCTCAGAATCAACTACCTCCGCCAAGATAATAGAGTCTTCCTGCTTATCTTGTGATTGATAGTTTATTTTAGTTTTTCCTAATTCTAAATACATTCCTTATCCAATTATTTTTACTTTCTTCGGGCTGATCTTTATAGGCTTGTTAAACTTACTAGGTATTGTTCCAAACTTCTCGGGAATGCTAGTTAGTTTTTCGGGCTCTACTTGTATTGCGCCACCATGATCAGGATTTTCACCAACAATACTAAATGCAACTGTTAAGTCATTACCGCCTGAATCAATCTCACCTGATCTCTCCTCTATAAAATCTTTAAGTGTCAAGAGAAGTTCATACTTATTGATAGTACTTTTCTGTGGTGTCATACAGTAGATAGTGCACTTAAAGGTTACGTTCTTATAAGGTGCAATACATGTAAACCTTTTATCCACAGAGGTAATTTTATTGTATGGCTTTTGATACCCAACGAAGTTATTAAATCCATCTTGTCCATAGTCTAAGAAATCATGAGCCTCACTGTTAAATATTGAGACTTCCATACACTTCTCAAAATATGTTCTGAATGATTTATACTGGTCATCTGCTATCGTCAACCTGAATTCATTACTAAATTCTATGGATGTTGGGAAGCTAATTTCACCATCATATAATCCAGCTGTCTTAGTAGTGAGTTTTGATTTCTGCATTTCAAAAGCTACTATCGGCAACCATCTATTATAAGCAGTCATTACACCATGATCCAGCTTATTCCACAAGTTAATTTCTTCGATTGGTGGTAAGAATGATTTTCCACCGTTCTCTGATAGTCCTACAAATGGCTCGAATATAATCTCCCAGTATGAATTGGTATCTAGGGTCATTACTTTCAGCGGGTTATTCTTTCCACCTACTACCTTACCTGCTGTTGTTATGTATGGGCTCTTCTCGAATATATCAAACAAGTCCTGTACCGTTCTAATCTCCCCTACATCTGATACATTACACAAGTCTTCCAGCGTTGTATTCATTCCCTGAAAAGCACCATTACCTAGGTAGTTCTGGTTGAATTGGTAATCAGATGGGCTTGATGGTACCTTTCCTATTGCTGCATCTACTAGTCTCTTTGCAACACTCTTAATAGACATACCCTTAATGGATTCACCCTTAGAGTTTGCCTTAGTCCATGATTGATACTCGCCCTTTGCATCAGCCTCTTTTTGTTCTTCCTTATCTTTTGGTCGGTTTATCGGATATTTCTTCTCAATGCTCTCACCGTGTATTAATCCAGTTGCTGCATCTTTTACTCTCTTAAAACCTCCCTCAATTGCGCCCCTTAATCCACTTCTAGCTGCATCTGTAATTATGCTTGGTTTTCCTGGAAGTCTATCACGGTTTACTTTATACTTTCTCTCTTGCTCTGTTCTTTCATATACTAAGAGGGATAGTGTCTCATCAAGTAGTACCGCCCTAGCCTTCTGTCCAAGTCCTTTACCCCAACCACGACCTAAGACTGTCTCTGCAATAAATCTAAGATAATTATTTGCATTTATTGAGTCTATACCAAATCCAGGTAGTTTAGTACGTGGTCTGAATCTAGGACTACTCGTCATAGCTTCCTTGTACAGTGCCGCTTCAAACTTCTTTATTTTCTCGGGACTAATATTGTTACCACTAAGATACGTAGACATTAATGATGATATCTTAGCAGCCCAACCTTTATTTATTGACTTATCTTGTAGAAAGTGTAGGAGGTTTTGGTAGTAGTTATTGAGATCTTTATAGTCACGTATCTTGTTAACTAGTACATCAACTCCAACATCTTCTTTCCCTGGCTTACTAACTTCCTTACTAAGCTCAACCTCTTTATCTCCTACTTCTACCTTACTAACTGTCTTACTAAGTTCTAAGTCACTATTATCGATATTTAGGTTAGATCTTTTATCGCTTAGGTCTGGGTCTTTCTTAGTGCGTTCAACTTTCGCAACTTTCGTACTAAGTTCATCCGGAGTACCACCTTGATTATCACTAACTGCTAGGACTGAATCATATAGGTTGTCTGAATCTGGATTAAACTGTATGTGTTGATCTGTTGCTGCGTCACTTATTACCTTACCTACTATCTTACTGAGTCCAAGATCTTCCCTATTATCTTCTATCTTGCTAACCTCCGTACTAAGTTGATTATCCCGAGTATCACTAATCTTGCTAATGATATTACTCAGTGGATAATCTCGCTTGTCATCTATCTTACTAACCTTCTTACTTAGTTGCGGATTTTTTTCAGTATTTTCTATCCTACTTATTTTGTTACTAAGTTGGTATTCGTGATCTTCTTTTTCAATCTTACTAATACTCTTACTCAGCCCAGGTTCTTTATAGTTACCTCCTACCTTACTAACATCACTGCTTAGGTTGGGAGTTTCTATTCTATCACCTTCTATCTTACTAACAGTCTTACTCAGATTACTAGTACGATTATCACTGATCTTACTTACTTCCTTACTAAGTCCTGGATCGCTACTATTATCACTAACCTTGCTAACCTCCTTACTTAGTACTGGCTCTTTCTTATTACCCTCAATCTTACTAACATCACTGCTTAAGTTTGGGGCCTGTTTCTTTCCTTCTACCTTACTTACTTTCTTACTGAGTTGTTGATTCTTCTTATTACCTTCGATCCTACTAACATCCCTGCTAAGACTTGGATCGGCCTCTGTTTTTTCTATCTTGCTTACTTTCTTGCTGAGCTGTTCTTTCCTCTTATCTCCTTCTAGTTTGCTCTTCTTTTTTACTAACTGTGGGTCCCTTGTATCACTAATTTCTGCTCTTGTCTTACTTAACTCAGCTTGATCACGAATACCTTCTATCTTAGTTACTTCATCACTTAGTTTATATTCGGTGTCGTCTTTAACCCTGCTTACTTCTTTCCCAAGTTGTAAGTCATCATCTACTCTATCTATCTTACTAACAACCTCACTAAGCTCCGCCTCTTTATGATAGTTTTTCTCTACCTTACTGACATGCTTACTCAGGGTTGTTACACTCTTACGTTTTCCTCCTAAGATCCTCTCAAGATTCTTACTAAGTGCATTTTCTGTTGTTCCTGTATTTAATACTTTCTCTACTTCCTGACTTAGTACCGGTTCCTTACTTCCTTCTCCAATCTTCTCGACTAGATTACTTAGTGTCTGAACTCTCTCATCACTGATAGTTTCTACCGTCTTACTAAGTTCATTTTTTCTCAGGTCGTTTAGCTTCTCTACTTCCTTACTAAGTGATTGTTCTCTTGTGTCTTGAATTTTCTCAACATCCCTGCTAAGTTCATTCTCTCTATTATCTTTGATTTTATCGACCTCAGTACTAAGAGGTGTTTCTCTAGCATCATCTATTTTCTCAACAGTCTTACTAAGTTCTCTCTCCTCAACACCCTCAATTTTACTTACTTCCTTACTGAGATCTACTTTCTTTTCGCCACCCCCTACTTCGATAACTGAATTAGATAGAGCTACATTCTCATTTGACTCTATCTTCTCTACCTTGTCTGATAGTGGTACGTCGTTTTTTAATTGTCCATTGAAACCTATGACACCAATTTTATCTTTCTCTAAGCTAGTATTCTCTTCATAGGTAGTTCTAAGTTTTCTAAGATACTTACCTAGGGCTGAGATTTCCTCCGGCTTAGTAAATTGCTCACAGGATCCAGGAACTTTATTATCTTTTCTTATTTCCTCATCCATAGTATTACATGTCTAGTGTTTCAATAATACTCATCAACGTATAGGAGAATAGTGTATCACCTGTTTCACTATAACCCTGCTTGAGTGTTATCTTGAATCTATATGTTCTCTTATCTCTGGTGTATTGTAGTTCATCACCAACCTCAAGAGATCCATCATTAGTAATAGCCTCTACACTATCCCTATTTCTATTCCATACGTCTTTCATGTCGTTCTGATTAATGATGAGTGTTGTTGTAAACTCCTCATAATCATTCTCAAGTGTACTATCAGATGAATATGATCCACCAAATACATTCTTCCACTTACTGTTTTCTTTAGGTCTTAGTACAATAAACTTAGTACCTAACATTGCTAGTTGTGCTTTTATTGTCTTGAGTGTAGCTTTGTAGAATTTATTACTCCTTTCTACACTTCTTGATGCCATATTCTCTGCCATACTCTCTGTTACAATATATTATCTAAGATAGTACAATAACCTTCTTCCTCAACGATATACTCAACTAATTTAATATACTGTTGAATTGTTAGGTTGTCTGATAGTTTCATGACAAAGATGTTCCTATCTAGATTTGTACTACACCTATTGAACTTAGATAGCTTCCTGATAAAATCTTCTATCTTAATCTGGCTATACTCCATGTCCATAGGTATATAGATTTTTATGTTCTTAATATCTCCGGTTATACTGATTGAATCTTTTGGTATTTTCTGACTTACTTCAAAATCCTCTACTCCATCAGACTCAAGCTTTTTCTTTATTTTTTCTACCATTTTATTGAAGATTGAAAAATTCTTTAGCCTAAAACTAACCATAACTGTTAGAATTTATTGTTAAACACATTAGGTATCAAACCCAATGACATAATCTTCTTAAGGATCGTTGCAAACTCATTCTCGTTTCTGATTGCATACGTATAGAGTGATACATTGTTTAGCTTAGACTTATTAATGACATTCTTCCAGTGATTATATACTCCACCAATCGCCTTATCCTCTTTACTATTATGCACAGCTGATATCATGAAAATACCAGATGCAATAGACATTTGAACTGGCGCCTTATTATCACCCTCTGAAAAATGATGCCCCTCAATGTAGTAATTCTTCTTCAGTACATTAAGAAGGAATTTATTGTTTAACATTCCTCTAGTTGGTGTAATTCCAAGTTTTCCTAATGTATCTGCACCTAACCCATTAATTGCAAGATCCATACCAGACATAATTACATCAGGTATAGACTTAAGTGGGGTCTTGATATATGTGAGTGCCTTAGATAGTCCACTACCAATTACCTTAACTGCATCATACTTAGAAATACCTGCACCTTCTGAGAAACTTCTATCTTCCTCTTCGCCGCATGCCTCAGTAATTCTTCCTGTTACAATCGCATTATTATCAAGGAGGTTAATCTTAGTGCCCAATGTATTACTTAGTTCCATCATAAAATCACAAACTGACATGTAGTTCGTAAATTTGATGTTAACTGAATATGAGTTTGCGTTTAGGTTAATCACTTTTGCATCATACTCCATACCAAAGAATTTCCTACAGTATGAATCGAGCACCTTATTAACTTTATCTAGGTCTTCCTTACTAAGACCAAAGGTATACATAATTACTTGGTCATCGTGAATAGTGAATGTGATCTTATAGGCTGTTACATTCCTATCATTGAAGCTAAATTTCTCTTCTATCTTAGCCCTCTTATCTACATTTTCACCAACTACAATACCAGCCACTTGATATACACCAAACTGACGTCGTATGCCTCTATCTACTTCCTGATACTTGATGCTTGTCATTGGCTTGTGGAAATAGTTAAGTAATAGTTTTGTTGCAATACCGCCTAAAGTTCCCCACTTAGCACCAGTCAAAGCACCACCAAGTACTGTATTATCTTCCATCAATCCTCCAGTTACTGCACCAATACCAGCTCCAATACCAGCACCCTTACCTACAGTTTCTAAGACTCCAGGTAATCTATCAAGTGTCTTTGGTCCAGTATAATGTCCCTCTTGGATTGAAAATTTCTTGTTTCTAAATCTAATCATACTACTTAGAGTGGAATAAAGTTATGCGCATTCATAGCAAGGTCTCCGAAAGTAGTTCTATCCTTACGTAATCTTGCTGCCATCTTTGACTTACCATACTTCTCGGCTGCTCTATCTAATGTAGGTGCAAGCTTCTTTGGTATGAGTGGATGATTTTCTAATGCTTTCATAACAGGTGTTCCCCAAGGAGCCATTAATGCCTTACCAACTACTCCACCCATGCGCATGCCCATCGGAGTAGATGCCTCTGATGCAATAGCAACAGCTGCATAATCAGGTCTTCGAATCATAGTCTTAATTCCTTTATTAGCAGCTTCACCTACAGGCATTGCAGCTACTTTGTGTGCCTTAAGTGCATACTCAGCTGGTATGTTCTTAACATTTTGTACTGCCTGGACTGCATCTCTTTTTACCTGCATTGCTGTCTTAGGGGCGAATCCTTGCTTTACACCATAGCTAGGAGCCTTGCCAGTGAATACCTGCTTAACTGCATTACCTGCCTTAAGACCTGCATTGTCTAACTTTGTCATTCCCGCATTAGCAACCTTCTTAATACCTGCCATAAGTTTAGTTGCTTTTGAATACTGCTTAGTTCTTAGTATAATCATAGTATAGTTTATAATAAAAGTTCTCCGTACCAACCAGACTGTAGTGAATAGTTGTCACATCTACTACGAAGTTCCTGGTATGATGCATCTACGTTACTCAAGACATCTACTGACATATTTGGTAGTTGTAGAGATGCTTTAAGCTGTCTAATATAATCTAGTAAGTGAACCATACACAGGTCCATAAAGAAATTACCTCTTGCGCCAGTTTCTACATCTAAGAAAAATATCGCTGAGTTTTCTGATTTCTCATTAAACGACTTCTTTGGTGTAAAGTCTGGAATAATCGGATAACTTGTGAGTCCTTTTAGGCATATAGTCGTCTGTGGTAGGTCATCTAAGAATACGTATGGTTTTCTATAGTCCGTTACATATTGATAAGCGCCTGGACCTGGATAACTAGATGTACCTCCAAAACCTGCATACGTATTACCTGAACTTCCTGCTCCAACTCTCCACATTGGCATTGAGTTAAACACAAGGATAACTCTATTTAATGGTATAATACACTTAAGCCAGGATGTAAAGTTAGATTTTAGTTCATAGTAACCATCACCTATTGAATCACATGGTATTAGTTGCTCTCTATCGACAGTACTTTCCCATATGAGAGGAGTAGTTAATTCAAACTCCCTTAGTGCTTTTTTGAAAATCTCTAGCAATACTTCATCTGCACTAACGTAGTCATTAATTCCAAGTAGCTCATCCAGACTGTGTATTCCTAGAAGTGTAGACCTAATAAATACTTTCTTCTTTAAGTCTGATAGTAATGTTTTATCTGCCATGCTCTCTTTTTTATTTGGCTACACGATATTTTAATAGTAGAGGGTAAGCAGAGATATAAGCCCTACTACTCACCCTCACTATAAATTAATTATTAAATATTTCCTTCAAATGGCATACCCATATCGTAAGCCTCATTATAAACCTCTACAAACTTGAGAGATCTTGGATAACGAACCTCTACTAAGACACGAACTTTATTCTGTCTAGCTAGTTCATCGTTATTAATGCTAGCAATTGTGATCTGGTATGCATCAACAGTATAAGACATTGACAAAATCTCAGTACGGAAGAAGAAATCAAGTGCAGACTCCATATCAGAATAAAGTGTCTCACCAATTCGTCTACCAATAAACTGTCTCAAGATCTTAGGGAATGACTTACTGAGACGAATGAACAGACGGCTATTTGCTTCATCAGACATAATATTATCCTCTGACTGCTTTGTATAGTTGTCGTTCATGTTCCAAGCCTGTGACTGATTATTCCACATTACTGTATTAATCTTCTTGCTCAATAACAACTGACGTGTCTTCTTATTGAACTCTGTCACTGGCTTCTGATACTGTACTACACCATTTGTCTGACCGATGATTGGTGCAAACTCTCTATCAAGGCCTCTATTTCTACCAACTGCTTCCCAATAGAGTGTACTAGGAGCTGCATAGTACTTAAAGCCAACGGTACCTGAGTCAACGTCCCAAGGTGCACTAACATAGAGCTTATAACTATCCTTGCTTAACTTATTTGCTGAGTTAGCGATAGCGAGGTAGTTTGTACTATTTACTGTACTTACTGGATAGAAGTAGTTCTCATTGATTGCCAAGTTAGCCATATAAGACTGAACTGCTGGTGATGTACAACCAAAGTCAGCAAGTCCCTCAGTCTGATAAACCTCATCAAGTGCAAGTCTATCAAATGCCTTCATAATATCTGAGTCGCTAACATTGAGAATAGAATACTTCTCAGGGTTAATGCCAAGATTTACATGAAGCTCCTCTGGATCTGCCTTATCGAGAGTAATACCCTTCTGATATTTGAAATACTTACCCTCAGCCTCTGTACCAACCTTTGCGATATCACCTACCTTTGGCTTAACAATATGCTCGTTAAGTGATGCAAGTGAAGATTCGTCATAGTTAGCAGTGCCTGTTGTATCCATCTTAACCCAACCTGGCTCTGATGTAGTAACTGTGCACTTATAATATGTTACCTGACCACTTGCGTTTAATTTTGCATACTGACCATCTGTACCTTCTACTGCCTTGAGTGTAGTAAGATCTGTATACTCCTGTGCATTATCTGCCTCAGTACCACTTGGGCTATACAACTGCCAATCCCTAGTAGTAACAGTCTTGTACTCATAGTAATCAACAGACTTCTTACCAACTACTGCTACATCACCTACACTTGCATTAGCTGCCTTCATGTCAAGCTTGCTATCATATGCCTTAACCTTAGCAAGATCACCAGACTCAAGCTCATCCTTCTTAACAGGCATCCATCCAGTCTGCTTTGATTTAGGAAGATAGCCAAAGTAATCAAGTCCAAGATCGCTCAAGTTATCAGGGAGTTGTAGCTGAATCATCTTAAGTGACTTATTCAATTCATCTACTGTTACATCACCACGACCTGCAATCTTACCAACATTGAAGTATACTGGCTCACTGCTTACGCTAGGATCAATTACCGCTACCTCATAGAAATCGCGATCAAGTACATCTGCCTTAGGTGAAATAGTACCATTCTTTGTGAAAGTATCTAAGACTGTTGTAAGTACAGTATAAGGAGAGTTACCACCCTCTGCTGCATCATTCTTGCTTAGTTCCTTTGTGATTACTGCATCATGATTAAACCTGCGAATACGAACCTTGAGTGGTGTACTTGAATTATAGTTATTCACTGCATAATTCTTAGCTGGCTTAAATCCTGAAAATGCTGCACTATTCAGGTCCACAATCTTCTGTCCGGGATTTTCTGGCGTCCAATCCTTCTCGCAAATTACTACATAAGCGAGACCATCCACGCCACGCTTATCGGACTTATCTAGGACCTCAACGCCAACATAGACCTCATGGAATACAACACTAACTGCATCACTTGGGTCACTTGCTACTACCTCTGCCTTCTCATCCTCGTACAGTGTATATGATGGACTGAAGAAGATTGATGTGTCGTTGAGATATGATACAAGTTCCTTAAGATTCTGTACATAGTAGTCATATTGTGGTCCTTCGTCAGTTGTTCTATTACCAAGTGAACCTACACCATTGATAGATACTGCCCAACCATCTGAATTATGATCTGCACTATCCTTATCAACATCTACTACTAACTTAAACTCTGGTACCTTCTTAAGCAATTGACCATCACGTACAATATAAACACTATTGTCATCTTTTACGAGTGGCTTAGCAAAGAAGATATCACTTGCCTTACTTGCACGAACTAAGAGCAAGTTATTAGAACCAGCGAGACGATATGCATTCAACCACATTGTCTCAGCCATTGTATGATCGTCTCCCTTATATAGCTTGTTAAGTGACTCTACATATCCCTTAGTTAAGTCCTGTGAAGAATATGTAGCAATGAACTCTGCCTGGCTAGTAATCAACGTTGGTACTGATGGTCCTGCGTCTGATACAATAACACCACCAATAATCAAGTTTTCACCTGCCGTTGGATTTACTGAGGCAGTTCTAATTTTCTCATGAACTTTTACGTATGGTTCCTGAGTTTCTTTCCACTGTGCCATTAAATTTATTCTTGTTTAATTAATTAACCAACCTCTACTAGATATACTGGGTAACCTGCTTGAATGAATCCTTCCACTACTGACAGGACTGCACTTAGATTACTCCTAACATCTCGTACTGTTGATATCTGTATTTCGTTATATTTGTTAGATGCGAAATTTGTTGATACCTGAGCTGCTGGAATCTTCTTACTTAATTTCTTACTTAAGTTTCTTAGTTCAGGGTCATCTGCTGTATTAACTAACATCTTAAAATCAGAACCATCAGAACTAATTACTAGACAAACTTTAGTACCGAGTAAGTTAGCCTCCTTTGGATCCCTTGTAAAATTTTGACCTTCTCGATAACACTTCTTATTGAGCTCTCTTAGTACAGGTGCCATAAGTCTATTATCTGCGCCCTTCCTATTGAAATGCTCATTCAACTGTCTAGCTGTTCCAACCAAGGCTCCAAGTGCTGCACCGATAATTGCACCAGCCCCAGCAAGCATCTTACCTTCTTTAAAGAAAGGGACTTTCTTGACACGTCCACTAGCTAATGCACCAGCTGTTGCGCCAATACTTGCCCCCTTAATCGCATCATTAACAATATAATTACTAAAGTCTTTCTCTCTAAACTTAATCATATTGTTTAATTACTTTTTTAACCACCGATACCTGGTACTGCTGCTGCTGGGCTACCTGCTGGACTAGAACCTGCTGCCTTCTTTGCCTTAGCTGCCTGACCCTTAACAGTAGTCTCATCTGGAAGACCTACTAAGTCCTCTGCATTGTATTCAGCTGAACGCTCACCTGCTGCATTGATAGCAACAGTCATCATACCGTCATCCAATACTGCTGATGTCAACTCATCATTAATTACTTTCTCTGCCATAATAATTTATTTTTAATATGTTAGTTATTTATCCTAAGATACTTTTTATTCTACTATATCTACCCTTTTGAACAGGTCGTTGCTCTACTGGTTGAGCCTGTACTGGTTGTACTTGCTTGATGCCAGTATTTAACGTCCTCACTGAATTACTTGTCCTATTAAGTTGGGTAGTTAGTTTATTAAGTGCATCTAATTCTCTCTCTCGAATCTCTCTGTCACTCTTACTCTTCTTCTTATTGTTGTACGTATTGGCCACATTTAATGCAAGACCAGACGCACTAAGTACTAAGAATGGACTTTTTAGATTCTTTACTGTATTTGGATTCTTCTCAGCCCATGCGGAAGCTTTCTTTTTAACATTGTCAGATAGCTCAGCCACACTACTATAGAGTCCTTGTCTAAATCTGATCATTAATAAGAATACCCCTCCCTCTGGGTCATATTAGTTTTCCAATCTGCTCTTTCTCGCCTAAGTGCTTGTCTCTTCGCATATTCAAGTCGCTGGTTATAGAATTCATTATCCTTTGCCTGCTTACTTCCCTTGTTATATGCGATTACACCTGCCGTTAGACCACCAATCATTGCGCCTGCCTTACCGAACTTAGCTGCACCTCGACCCATTGCTGATAGTCTTGATACTTGTCGCCCTGCTGCATTAACTCCAGGCTTAAATAGTCCCTTTGTTGCGCCAACTACTACACCAGCACCAAGACCAGCCGCAGCACCCGTCGCAGCTTGTTTTACAATAGGTGCATAACTATTGGTCTTTTTCTTTTCAGCGAGAATATCAGCATCTTTCATACGTTTGAGATTATCTGTATCATCCCAGACCGTATAATTTTTTCTTTTTAACTTATATACTGCCATCTTACTGTTGATCTATTTGACCTGCCTGTTGTTGTGCAAGTTGTGCTTTCTTATCTTGTGCGTCTTGATATTTGTATGCACCTGGGTCTAATGTCTTACCAATTTTCTTAGTAAGTGCCTGACTACCATCCCAAGTTGCCTTAGTAAGACCTACACCAACACCAATTGCACCAAGATTAGCAGCTGTCTTATGATTTTGTATGAACTGACCAACCTTAACAGCGGCATTATTCTGAGTACCTGTAATACCTTTTCCTAATGTACCGCCCTTACCAAGTTCTTCGAGTCTCTTACCAAACTTCTGAACCTGCTTAGTGCCCATCATACCAAAACTACCAACATTAGCTGCAAATCCTGACATTGTTTGTGCTGGATGTGCTTTGAACTTACTAAAATCCCACCATCCAGGCTTTAAGCTACTAGGTTTGAAATTCTTAACTGCACTAGTCACTTTACCAATGAAACCTGGATTTACTGCTGCATACGCCTTCTGTTGTGGTACCTGCTGTGGTTGTTCCTGTTGTGTTGCTGCAATCTGGTCATTCATCTGTTTCTTATCAGACATATAACCCATCACCGCTGGAACTGCTGTAAAACCTCCGGCCATAACCCAAGTAGATTTCTTCTTCAAGTTATTACCGACCCTCTTACCAAAGGATTTTCCCATTGTTGATATACCACTCAGCGCTGAATATGCCTTCTGTTGCTGTTGTTCTGTCTGTACTAAGTTTCCGTTCTCGTCAGTATCAAGACCATTCTTCTTCATATTATGCTGAATGAACTTACCCCCAGCATAACCAGCAACACCCATAGTTAGACCAGTTGCAACATTTCCGGCCATACTCTTGCCAAATGTTACACCGCCTGCTTTTCCTATATTACTTGCAAGACCTGCCGCTTCCTTACCAAAATTAGTAATAGCGCCTTTAGCCTTTGCAATATTTCTGAGTGTACCAACTGAGAAACCAAACTCTTTCTGCTTTTGATCAAGACTACTCGCTGCTGCCATTGCTTGTTCTGGATTACTTTTCGCACGTTCTGCAATACGATCAAGCTTTCTATTCTGCTCTTTCAATAATTCATCGTGCTTTTCCATTTGTTCTGCTTGGGCCTCTGCTTGCTCTTTCATCTGCTCACTCTGATCATTACTCTGTTTTATACCAAGCAATGTAGAACCAACAGTGAGAGCAGGTCCAATCCAAAATTCTTTCTGCTTATATCTTATCATCTCACAGTCCTCCTTTGTGATTAAGACTGCATTGAATCGCTAGCAGATTTAAGACCCTTACCCAAGCCTCTTGTAGCAGCGGCACCAATACCTGCTCCTACTAACCAACCAAGAGGACCACTTGCTGCACCTGCCAATCCACCTAAGCTAGATAGACCTTGACCAATTGCTGAACCTAAGGTAGCACCACCAGCCAATCCACCGGCAATAGCAGCAGGTTTTGAATCGAGTGCCTTACCAACACCGCCTGCAATACCGCCTACTGTATTCTGTGCGCCTTCTGCCCATCCAAATGTTTTTCTTTTAATCTTATATGTTGCCATAATCAGTCGTCCTTTAAATTATTCCATCCTAACCCTCTATTTAGTTCGCTCTGCATTTCTCTTAGCTCTGCCCTAATATCATCAGTCCTATGAAGTTCCCTCTGACTAGTTTTCATCCTTCCTAGTCTGTTGAGGTCCATATCATATTTCCTGTTTCTTTTAAATCCGATAGAGGGCGCATTTGTATTAATGATATTAGAGAAACGTTTTATTATCATCATGCGTCTAATAGATAAATCTTATAGTTCAATCCGAAAGGTAGTATATTAAGGGCATCAATAGCAGAATCAATACTTGGGAACTCTAGGACAAGACTTCTACTAGGTTTATCGTACTTTATCGCTTCGCCCAGTAATTCCTGTACCTGATATTTTAAGTTGAAATCTGGACTGAAGGAGCTATTAATAAACTCACCGCCCTTATTTCCTCCGTTATTATTGTTATTGTTCTGTTGTCCGTTATTGTTGTTATTTGGTTGCCCGTAATTGTTGAAACCACCTCCCTGTTGCTGCTGCTGTGGCTTATTACCTCCGTTACGATTCTTATTCTTACTAAACAATTTCACCCTGTCTGTGTCAGAAAAAAGCTTCTTACTTAGGGAGAGACTGATATTACCAAGTCGTCTATCGTATACTTTTGGAGATAATCTAACGTCGTCTGGTAATTTAGCTTTTGCACCAATCTTAAGGTACATGCGATACTTATCCTTGTTGAAGAATGAAGTGCTAATTACGAAACGTTCAATTACTATATTATTACCTCTCAGAACTGGTATCAATGCGCTAGAGTTAATAGTTGGAAATTTGTTGCGATCCCCATTTGTTCTCTTCATTAATTCAACATAGAGAGTTCGCATTGCATCATATTCTGAGAAGTTCTTCTGTCTAAAATTTATCATTCTACTTATTTAACTATTGATAAATTATACTTAACACCCAATATTTCTATAATGTCTAATGCAATACCTAAGTGACTTGTCTCTCCAGTTACTGTCCTTTCTTTTGGATCTGTATCTGTAATTTTCATGTTGAAGTAATTCGGGTCGCCAATTAGTTTTCGAGTATATGGGTAAAACTCCTTGTCTTTTACTGTTATCTGATAAGAACCTTTATCTGTTTTTATAAAAGACATCAATACCATAGACTTAGAATTAACCTTACTTACCTTGTCGGCATCTTTCTTAGAGATTAGGTTGAAGTCTACATTCTTTTCCTCTAGATGATTGATTGCTTCATCAACTACATCTGATTCGAGGAACTTACTTCTGAACTTTATCATCTTGTTTTACTGTTTTTTCTTCTTCTACAGACGTCTTCTTATTTCTGTCCTTATCTTCTGTTCTTAGTATTGTATTGATCTCCTCTAAGAAACCAAATCTAGTATCTAAGACTTCATAGTAAGACAGGTCACATCTAAACTGACACTGAAACGCAAAATTAGAGTTATCGTCTGGTTGATAGATATGGTTAAAATCTTCTGTTATTGAGCTCCACTTAACGGCAGCTGTAAAAGGATCACCATATTTATCTAAGGTAGTGAATTCAACAAAATTAGTGAGTAATAATACATCACTATACTTATTCTTAAAATCATGATACAGTACCATATCTGTCGTGTGAAATACAAACTCGACTGGCTGCTTATGACTCATGATATTTCTTTCTAGGTCTCCACGCTTAGGATGAGAATAGTTGGTAGGAGTCTGATTAAATTGATAGGTTACGTAAGAAGATTTTGTGAGAGTTTTTTCTTTATTCAGTCTCACTAGTTCTACTCCATAATCATCAAGTATTCTCCTAACCTCTAGTATGAATTTATCTTGATAGTCAATTTCACGTATCAAGTAATCATTATATCTCTTTCTCAGTGTGTAGATAGTATTGTTTGTTGATTCTACCTCAGTGTTTTCATCACCTATTAATAATTTTGGGAAGTTGAAGATCCTGTAACTCTTAACTTTAGGTCCCACAGGTCTTAGATAAAGTAGTTGACCTGAATAGAATAGGTAATTAATAAACTCTTCGTTCTTGTAATCAGCCTTAGATACTACAAAAACTGTATTCTTATAATTCTGTACAACCCTAGATTCTGTATCATCCGCTATCACAATATTAATAATGTGAGGGTCATACGTAAGTCTCTCCAATCGTAGCCCATTTAGTGTAATAGTAGGGTGAGAAAATCTACTAGGCTTACTCATTGGTGTCATAACTAAGTTCCCATTACCAACTAAGGGCAAGCCGAGTGAGTTAGATAAGGATTTCGCAGAGCTACCTGGAGAGTATGTAATTGTAAGCGTTGAGGTATTTTCATTTTCAAAGACAGTATCATACTTACCTTGTACTATCTGAAAATACCTGCACTTATCTGTTGTAATGCGAAGACCATTGTAGATTATTTCATTTCTCATAGTCCACCTACTAAGAATTAGTTAGCTGCCTGCTGTTGTTTCTTACCACCTAATAAGCCCTTTGCAAGAAGAGCAGTACCAGCAACACCAGCACCAATCATACCAGCCTTGCCCATCTTACCAGCATTATTCCAAGTATTTATCATACCCTGCTTAATACCTACTGACTGAGCACCTTTATTGAAACCTTGTTGTCCAGCTGCTTTAACTGCTTCAGCTGATCTATTGATAATATTCTGATAGCCTTCTTTACCTACAGCTTTTGAAATCTGCCCCGCCTGTCCTTGTAAAGCAGTTCCTGCGACTTTTCTAGCTGCCCTATCCACTGCCTTCTGTGCTGAAACTGCTGCATTTAGTGCTTTCTCATTTGCTACATGTTCAGCAAGTGAACCCTGTAGTTTGCCAGCCTTCTTGAGCTCATACATTTTCTTTAGCTCTTCAGAAAAAGTCTTCCTAGTTAACCTATAAATTGCCATGATATTATTCCTCCTAATAACCAGCTCCGTTTTCACTACCCATATCTCCGGTTAGTGCGT